TCCGGCGCGTGGTGGAGCCGCTCGGCTACCTGATTAACGTGACCGAGTGGTGGGAAACCAATGACGAACCCGGCACGTTTCGCCTGGATATCGGCGTGCTGGAAACCGGCATCACCGAAGACATGTATTTAGAGATGGAGCGGCTGATTGCCGACGCCAAACCGGCCAGCCGTCATCTGATTGGCCTGACCATCACCCAGGATATCAAAGGCGACGTTTACACCGGCGCGGCGCACTACCTGGGCGAACTGCTGACCGTTTACCCCGCATAAGAGGACGATATGAGCACATTTAAATCCGTTGTCACCACCCTCGGGCAGTCGCGCATTGCGGCCGCCATTGCGGCGGGGACTGACATCAACATCACGCAGCTTGCCGTCGGTGACGGCAACGGCAAGGCAACCATGCCGGTTGCCACGCAGACAAAACTGGTTAAAGAGGTGTACCGCACGCCGCTCAATTCCTTAAAGCTGGATCCGACTCACGGCAACTGGGTCATTGCCGAGGCGGTGATTTCTGCGAGCGTCGGCGGCTTCTGGATGCGTGAAATGGGGCTGTTTGCTGACGATGGCACGTTGATTGCCGTGTGCAATATGGCGGACACCTACAAACCGACCCTGGCGGAAGGTTCCGGCCGCACGCAAACTTTACGTATGGTGATTGCGGTCAGCAATACCGAGGCCATCAGCCTGCTGATCGACGACTCGGTGATTATGGCCACCGAGCAGTATGTGAATGACCTGCTGGCCGCACATGAAAAATCCCGCAACCACCCCGACGGCACGCTGACGGCAAAGGGTTTTGTCCAGCTTAACAGCTCGGTCAGCAGTACCAGCGAGGCGCTGGCCGCCACGCCGAAAGCGGTGAAGGCCGCCAACGACAATGCCAACACCCGCGTGCCGTCCACCCGCAAGGTGAACAGTAAAGCGCTGAGCGCTGACATTACCCTGACGGCGGCAGACGTGGGGGCGCTGCCTGTCGCGTCCGCCGTTCTCGGCACCGTGAATATCAATACGCTGAATCTGGCAAAAATCGGGGTTTACGTGCAGAGCACCGGTGCGAATGCCACGGTCGCCAATGGCTATCCGGCAGGCTCCCAGGCGGCGGGCGTGCTGGAGGTTATCCCCGCGTCCTGGACGGGCGGCGTCTTACAGCGTTACACCGTGCAAAACACCGGCATGGTGTGGATGCGTGCGCTCAATGCGTCCTGGAATGGCACAGATGGACCCTGGCGTGACTGGGTGCAGGCCAGCGCGGTGAATTCCGTCGCGGTGCCGTCGGCCATCCTGACAACCACGGATATTAATACCCTGGGCTTTGCCAGCGGAGCCGGAAGCGCCGTCCTGTACGCGCAGCCTAAAAATGCCAACGCCACGGCGGCGTTGCACTATCCGCAAGGCATCGCAGGCACGCTGTATGTCACACCGAGCGCCTACGGGTGCCAGCAGATGTACATCACGTTCACCGGCAATATCTGGAATCGCGGATTGTCCGCTGACTGGAACGGCGTAGATGGTCCCTGGAAAGAGTGGGTGCCCACGTACAGCGCGAATAACAAACCCACCGCCGCCGACGTGGGCGCGTGGACGGCGGCGCAAAGCGCCGCCAGCGAAAAGGCGCTGTCTGATGAAATTGCAACGGCGTTTAAAATCCGCGCCAATTTAACCGCGACGGATTCACCTAATACATTGCGTGGCTCAGCCATGTTCGGGCATTACGGCGTGCCCGGTGCTGCCGCCGCGACCACGGACAAAGGCTATCCGATGAACGGGTTCGTCGGCGTAATTTTCGTGACCTGGGGACCGAATGCGACGCAGCAAATTGCCTTTAACAACAACGGACGACAGTTTACGCGGGGCGCGTCGGGGGCGTGGAACGGTGTCGATGGTCCCTGGACGGCCTGGAATGAAATTTACTGCCAGGCGAACAAACCGACACCGGCAGACGTCGGCGCGTTACCGGCGGGCGGGACGGCAGTCGCGGCGACCAAACTCGCCACCGCCCGCAAAATTGCCGGTGTGGCCTTTGATGGCACGCAGGATATCAACCTTAGCGCGGCAAACGTGGGCGCACTGCCTTCAGGCGGCACCGCCGTTGCCGCGACCAAACTCGCCACTGCCCGCAAGATTGCCGGTGTGGCGTTCGATGGCACCCAGGATATCGGGCTGAATGCGGATAATGTGGGCGCATTTCCCCGCGCGGGCGGTGATGTCAACGGTCGCGTCACGGCGAATTATCTCCGGGCGATAACCATCCCACAGCCCGGCGACGGACAGGGGACGTATTTAGGCTGGAACGAAAGCGGCGGCCAGGGCGAATCCAACTTTGTGAACAACAAAGGCGGCGGCGTGGGCGGGTTCAAATTCCGCATCGTCAACCAGGGCAATACGGTACAAACCGGCGAGATGACCCTGTCCGGCAACGGCGACAGTAATACGTCCGGCACCGTGAATGAGATGGGGCAGCGCGTTTTCAGCCCCAATAACCGGCAGCCGGTCAATACCAATACCGCCAATCTCGGCGGCGGCTGGTGGCGCTGCGGTGACACAGGAATGATTAAGCAGTGGGGCGTCGTCAACAAAGGGAGCCGCGGCTGGTCAACGGTGAATTTCCCCATTCCCTTCCCGAGCGCCTGCGTCAACGTTCAGGTGACCGCCATCAATGGCGGCGGCGGGACGTTCAATGACAACTTTGGTACGGCACAAATTATCAATAACATCGGTTTCACCTGCGGCCAGGACAGCGGCGGCAGTTACTGGGAAGCCACCGGCTGGTAAGGGAAAATAATGAGCAACTATTACAGCGCAGTCACCTCAAGTCTTTATGTTTACAGCCCGCTCACCAACGGTTTTTATCCGCGTGCGTTGCGGGACGTGTACGACGATGCCGGAAGCTGGCCGGAGGATGGCATTGCGGTCAGCGATGTTGTTTACCGTGAATATCAAACCCTCCCCCCACCGGAGGGGAAAATGCGGGTTGCGGGCGCTGACGGTCTGCCTACCTGGGGAGATATTCCGCCGCCGACGGTTGAAGAACGCAAGGCCGAAGCCGTCACGGCCTTGTCCGCCCTGATGGCAAAAGCAAACGCGGCTATCGCACCTTTGCAGGATGCCGTCGATATTGACGATGCGACGGAGGTGGAACGGGCAAGCCTGACCGCCTGGAAAAAATACCGCGTCGCCCTTAACCGGCTGGATTTGTCTGCTGCGCCGGATATTGCCTGGCCTGAAATCCCCGCTTAATTCATGTAATTCATGCCCCGAAAGGGGCGTTTTTGTATCGAGCACAGTCAAATCTGACTGTGCTGCAGCCGCGTTGTGCCATTGTTCAAACATCCCTCCCGCCGTGCCTGATTGTCCCCAACACGCGATGATTGACCTCACCCCAATCACAGGAAAAACACCATGGCTGATTATCATCACGGTGTGCGCGTTGTTGAAATCAATGACGGCACCCGCGTTATCTCCACCGTTTCCACCGCCATCATCGGGATGGTCTGTACCGGCGAGGATGCCGACGCGGCGACCTTCCCGCTGGATACGCCGGTGCTCATTACTAACGTGCTGACCGCTGCAGGCAAGGCCGGTAAAACCGGCACGCTGCGCGCCTCCCTGATGGCTATCGCCAACCAGGCTAAGCCGGTTGTTGTCGTGGTGCGCGTCGCCCAAGGTGAAACCGAAGCGGAAACCACCTCCAACATCATCGGCGGGTCAGATGAAACCGGCATGTATACCGGCATGAAAGCCCTGCTGTCTGCGCAAACGGAACTCGGCGTAAAGCCGCGCATTCTCGGCGTGCCGGGTCTGGATAACCAGGAAGTCGCCACGGCGCTCGCCGCCGTCTGTCAGCAGCTCCGCGCCTTTGGTTACGTCAGCGCCTACGGCTGCAAAACCGTGTCCGATGCCATCAAGTACCGTGAGAATTTCAGCCAGCGTGAGCTGATGGTTGTCTGGCCGGATTTCGTGGCCTGGAACACCACCACCAACGCCAGCGACATCGCCCCCGCCACCGCTTACGCGCTCGGCCTGCGTGCCAAAATCGACGCGGAAACCGGCTGGCATAAAACGCTTTCTAACGTCGGCATCAACGGCGTCACCGGCCTGTCTGCGAGCGTGTACTGGGATTTGCAGACCCCCGGCACCGATGCCGACCTGCTGAACCAGGCGTGTGTCACCACCCTTATCCGCAAAGACGGCTTTAAGTTCTGGGGGCAGCGTACCTGCTCGGATGATCCGCTGTTCCTGTTTGAGAACTACACCCGCACCGCGCAGGTGCTGGCCGACACGATGGCGGAAGCGCACCTGTGGGCGATGGACAGGCCAATGACCCCGACGCTTATCAAGGACATGATTGCGGGCATTAACGCCAAGCTGCGTGAGATGAAAACCGCCGGTCTGATCATTGACGGCACCTGCTGGTATGACGCGGAAGCGAACACCGTTGAAACCCTGAAGGCAGGCAAGCTGTTTATTGATTACGACTATACGCCGGTGCCGCCGCTGGAAGATTTAACCCTGCGTCAGCGCATCACCGACCAATATCTGGCGACGTTTGCCACGGCCATCAACAGCTAAGAGGCGCTAAAACATGGCACTGCCTAAGAAACTGAAATACCTGAATCTGTTTAACGACGGGAACAGCTACCTCGGCACGGTCAGCGCGCTGACGCTGCCGAAACTGACCCGCAAGCTGGAGAACTATCGAGGCGGCGGCATGACCGGCACAGCGCCGATTGATTTCGGCCTGGACGACGACGCGCTGAGCTTTGAGTGGACGGTGGGCGGGGTGGATGAACTGGTGCTGAAACAGTGGGGCGCAGTCGATGCCGTGCCGCTGCGCTTTGCCGGTTCCTTCCAGCGCGACGACACCGGCGACACCTCCGCCGTGGAAGTCACCCTGCGCGGACGCCATAAGGAAATGGATTTCGGCGAGTACAAACAGGGTGAAGACACCGAAACCAAAATCACCACCCAGTGCACCTATTTCAAGCTCACGATTGACGGCAGAGACGTGATTGAAGTCGATACCGTGAACATGGTGGAAATCGTCGGCGGCGTTGACCGCGTGGCACAGCACCGCAAAAACATCGGCCTGTAACCCGTAACCCGCGCCGGACACCGGCGCTTCACTCCCTTTTGAAGAAGAGACACCGCTATGTCAGAACACAATGAAAACATCGTAATCCTGGAAGAACCGATCAAACGCGGCGACACCCTGATCGACCAGGTTGAAATCAT